GCGCATAAATAGGAAGCATGACCGAGAAGCAAGAGGCGATTGTCCGAGCCTATCTTAAGGCGGGATCAATCACAGGAGCGGCAAGGGAATTAAATTGCGACCGCGCCAATCTGAAGCGCACAATTCGGCTGCTTGAAGCAAGGGGTGAAGTTCCGTGGAATAGCTCTGCACCACGGCCGGAACATTTAAGCTACGGCAAAAGCACAGTGCAGCTAAATGCTGAAGGTCATGTGATACAAGAATGGCGCCGGCAACAGCCACAGCAGCAAGCGATGCAGCTTTTTGTCGATGCGCTGTGCGACCAGGCGCGAGGCAGGGGCAAAGTAAAGAAGCGCAAAGCGCGCAAGACTGACACCAGCGACACTTTGTTTGAGTTGGACGTTTTTGATGCACACGTCGGCATGTACGCAGACGAAAAAGAAACGCTTGATACGAATTACGACTGCGACATTGCAGCGCAGCGCATGATCGAAGCCGTCGAGGATCTGGCGAGCAAGGCAAATCGACCACAGAAAGCCGTCCTGGTGTTCGGTGGCGACATGATGCACTCAGACAATCGCAGCAACCGAACAGAACACAGCGGCCATGTACTCGACGTTGACACTCGCTATCACAGGGTCGTCGATTATCTGGTCGCTGCCTGCGTGGATGCTGTAGCTGTGGCGTCTCAGATTGCCGAGAACGTCGAGGTCGTCGTCTTGGAAGGCAATCACTCATGGCACTCAGAGGTCTGGCTGTCTCGCGTGCTTGAGGCGTATTACAGCAGTGTTGACCATGTGACGATCAAGCAGTCGCCATCTCCTCGCAAATCCATGGTCTGGGGCAACAACTTCCTAGCATGGTCACATGGCGATCGCATCGCTGCGCAGAAGTGGCCGATGATTATCGCTGCTGAGTTTGCGAAGGAATGGGGACAGACAAAGTTCAGACACTTGAAATGCGGCCATGTTCATCATAAGAAAGTCATCGCGCCGGTAACAATCGACGAGCAGAGCGGTCTTGTGGTTGAATATTTGGAAGCATTATGTCCTACTGATGCTTGGCACGCAGGCGCAGGATTTATTGGCAGCCAGAAAGGCGCCAGCGCATTTGAGTATGATTTCAACAAAGGTCTAAAAACACGCCATTACCATATATCACAATGAGAGAAGAAAGAAAAATCATCGCACTAGCCGGGCCGAAAGGCGTGGGCAAGACATCAATCGCAAACGCCATCAACAGAAAGATGCACGATCTTGAGGTCTTATCATTTGCAGCGCCAATTCGCAACATGATGCAGGGCATGGGCGTTGATCTTAAATATTTGGTCGAGCCTCATCTCAAAGATGAGCCGATCGATTGGCTGGGAAAGACGCCGCGAGAGATGATGCAATCGCTTGGTACTGACTGGGGCAGAAACACGATTCACGACGAGATCTGGATCAAAACAATGGTGAAGCGCATCGAGATGTCGCCATATAACAAGATCATTATTGATGACTGCCGCTTTGGAAACGAAGTCGCGATGGTAAAAGAGATGGGTGGCAGCGTTATTGAGCTGAAGCGCGAGGGCTTTGACTACAGCCAGGAGCATGCCAGCGAATATGGCATTGAATCTCCTTGCCACATTATTGACGCAGAGGACATCGAGACGGCAGCGATTGACATCATGGCGCTTGATAATCTATAGTTGAGACATGACAGCAGAATGGGAAGCACTGCAAAAGGCAAAAGCCATTCTGGGCGAAATGTTTGAAAACTACGCCATCGTCGTGCAATACGACGATGGCAGCGTTTTTCACGATGGGAACAACGAGATCGTCGAGCGGGCGCTATACCAGGAGGCGCTTACAATGATTGAGGATGAGCGCGAATGGCTCGATGCTGATGTTGACGTGGATCTGGACTGGGATGAGTGAAAAAACTTTTTCATATTTTTGCTTGCATGGGTGAATAACATGTGCATTGTTATCTACAAGCTCATGAGAGCGAACTTAATCCAGAAACAATATACTACTATGAATATCTACGCTACATACAACAAAGCAAAACAAAACGCAGTTGAATACACCGATGCGGATGGCAAAAACTGGGTGCAATATCCACCGTACCACGACTACATCGACGGGGTGGACTACGGGGATCTAAACCCAGAGCCATTTCTGCTGCCCGCAATGTTAGTGGGATGAGTCGAAACGGGCGCAGCCCGTCTACTGGGATGGCTACCAGTACTGATGAGACAGCCACAAACCACATAGCAACATGAACAAATATCTATACCTACAACTACCCATCTGCATCATTGCTGGCGCTCTTGTCGGCATCCTTTTTTACTGCGCGCTATGATCCCATTTCAACTCATACTCGCGATCATTATGATCGAATCCAGCGGCAACGAGTTTGCGCTGAATAAAAAAGAGCAAGCTTATGGGTGCTTGCAGATCCGCGAAGCATACTGTAAAGATGCCAGCGAACAATCACATCATGACTGGAGCCATCGCGAAGCATTTGACGCAGTGGCAGCCATTCAGATGTTTGAAGCATATATGCAACGCTACGCAACAACTCAACGACTTGGCAGAGATGTCACAGCCGAGGACATCGCTCGCATACACAATGGCGGGCCGAATGGCTACAAGCGCAGCAGCACTGATGCTTATTGGGCAAAAGTAAAACAACAACTTCTCGCCATGGGCGCGACTGATCTCGCCAATGGCAAAACGATAAAACATAAAATAAAATAATATGGCTACACTAACAGCACCAGCCGACTCATCCTCCGGCTTTGATATTGAGGATGTTGCACCAGCAGGCGAATATATCGCGACCTGCTTAGATGTCGCAGACGAGTTCGGAGTGACTCGTCGCAAGTATCAATCCGAAGAAACTGAGCAGATCGATGTCACTCGATTTCTCTTTGGCTTCAAAGCTCAAGATGGTCGGCTCTACAAAGTGCAGACTTTTGAGATGAAGATCAGCGGAAGCCCCAAAAGCGCGCTTGTAAAATTCCTAAGCTCATGGCTGGGTCAGCCTCCAAAGATGGGCTGGGATTACTGCGAGCTTAAAGGCAAGGGCGCTGTTGTCAGCATTGAGCAGGTGACTTCCCAGATGGGCAAATTGTACAACAAGATTGTGCGCATTGCTCCTCCTAAGACATCGCTTGCTGATTACACATCTCAAGTAATTCCTGCGGAGCAGTTTTCGCAGCCAGCAGCTCCTGCAATGCCAGCAGCGCCCGTAGCGCCAACAGCGCCAGCAGCAGCAGCGCCAGCAGCAGCAGCACCAGCATCTGCACCACCAGCATGGAGCCCAGGCGTTGATAGTGACGCAGATTGCCCATTCTAATACTAAAAATCGATTGTTATCTGGCTCTGCGTTGCGCGCTGCGCAGCGCATCCAGATTAAACACCAACACTTAATGGAGTTTTTATTGTGGCAATATTAGAAAAAGAATCAAACTTGTCTGACAGTCACTGGTACACATTAGACGGCAAGCCTGCATACACCATGCTAAAAAAAGATGGAGGGCAGCGCAGCACAACGCTTCGCGATGCGCGAAAGCATACGCTGCTGCCGTCGGTGACAACCATCTTCGGCATCATGGCAAAGCCCGGACTGGATAAGTGGAAACTAAACAAAGCCATTGAGGCGGCGCTAACTACAGCGCGCAACGATGGCGAATCAGATGATCGATACCACGACAGGATCTTGCAGCGCAGTCGATCTGAGGTTACAGAGGCCGCAGACTTAGGAACGCGCATTCACGATTCAATCGATGCAGCATTTGATGGCGCGGACTGCCATCCAGACTTGCAGCAATATGTGCAGCCAACAATGGAGTATCTGCACAGCTTGAATCTGCAAAACATCAGACGCGAGGACGTTGTTGTGAACCGATCAGAGGGCTATGCAGGTCGCGTGGATCTTTTGGCGAACTACGGATCTGGCAACATCATCATCGACTTCAAAACACGCAAAACGCGCGAAGGCGAAAAAGTTACACCATACGACTTACAGCCGATGCAGATCGCAGCTTATGGCCATGCAGCTTTTGGCGCATTGGATCGATGCTACGGAGCCAACGTGTATATCAGCACGACTGAGCCTGGACGCATCGAAACGGCTGTTTACAAGCCAGACCAATTACTGAAAGAGTACGATGCGTTCTTGTCAATGTGCGCATTATGGCGTTACATCAAAAACTACGATCCAAGATCATGATTGTCACAATTAAAGAATTACTTGACGTTGCGGCTGAAGTAACCGGCTGCGATCGGAAAAAACTATCAAGCTCATGCCGAAAGGCTGAACTGGTTGTTATCCGGGACGCATGCTATGCTCTGGCGAAGCAATACATGTCGCGAACCGATGCTTCAATTAGTGAGGCATTCGGCAGAGATCGCTCAACGATTTCACATGGAATGAAGCGGCACTACGAGCGCATCGAGGAGGATCGTTTTTATCGCAATATTTACAATAAGATCGGCAAGGAGGCTGGTCTTATTGATTAACACCAAAATGGAGGAAATAATGGCATCAGTATATAAAGCTGACACAGAGCAGGTTCTTAATAGGGGCCTCAAAGCAATGACCAAAGCGTGCGATGCGCTTACTAAGCAGAATGAAAAGTTAAACAAGGACATTGAGGGTCTTAAAGCCAAGATTGCAAGGTTACAGGATAAAGTCCTAATTCAACAGGAGGAGCGCGAGTAATGTTTGAAACACTGGCACTACTGATTCTGGCGTTTTTTATGGGCGCCATGATTGTGATAAATTTTCCCAAATAAAAATGGACTATATAGGAATTGACTGCGGACTGGACGGCGCGATTGTGCGCATGAGTGATCGAAAAATTGAGGATAAGATTGCCATGCCAACAATCAGCAATGGAAAGCGCAGGGAAATCGACATCGATAAACTAAGCAGCATTTTCGAGTCATGGGGTTTGCTCGATTGTGTGCTAGTCATTGAAGATCCTGGCGGGCATGCTCCGAGCGCCGCCGGTCTGCGGTCAATGACCTATTCGTTCGCTGTTATTAAAACGCTGACCATTGTTCATCGTTTACCCTACCACACAGTCGCGGCCAGAAAGTGGCAATCTGCTTTTTGGTCGCGGCCAAGCGGTAAGTACGACACTAAAGCGGCAGCACTGAAAGCTGCCACACAAATCTGGCCAGACGAGGACTGGCGACGAAATGAGCGCTGCAAAATAGCATTTGACGGCTTTGTCGATGCGGCACTGCTCGCTGAATACGGAAGGAGAAACAATATATGACAGAAGTTGATAAAAATGAAGCAACGCGCATTCTGGATATGCTCCAGAAGCATCAAACTGAAGCAGAATTTGATGCAATGATCGCGCGCAACAAATTACTTGCTGAATGTAAAAGCAAAGGATTTGAGCGCATGAAAAAGCTGGGGATTATTGCCAGCAATGATAAGCAGAAAAGAAACACTGGCGCTCGTTACACAAGCGAGCAAAAGAAAGAGATGGCGCACAAGGCTGCTAAGATGATTAAGAAGGGCATGAAAATGGACGCCATCCGGGCAGCGCTTGGAAACATATCTTACAAAAGCATTTCCGACTGGATGAAGCAAGAGGGCATCAAGCTCGATCCAAAACGATCCACCAAGGTAAATGTCGCTAAAGCCGTTAAAATGATTAGCGAAAAGGATATGACGATAAACCAGGTCGCGGATCGCATGAAGTGTACAACATGCGCGATCAAGAGGCGACTCGCCGAGATTGGTTACAAATACTCATACAAGACTCACAAACTGATTAAGCAATGAGCGCTGAGTTGACAAAGCAGCAGTTGATTGAGTTAAACACTCACCAGCGCCAGCTAATATTTGAATTATGGAAAGACAGAAAGCGCTTGGATTATTTATTGGACGATGCTCCATCGATGCAGTGCCAATATACAAGCAGACTCGAAATTGATAACGAGATAAACTATGGAAAAACATACACAGCAAGATCTGGTCGATAAATTGACCGAGGAAAACAGCAGACTACGCAGCGAGAACAAGATTCTACGCTTTATCGTCGATACGGAACACTACGACAACGGCCAGCACTTTAACAGCACTGAGACTGATATTATATTCCGGCAGGCGTTCTGGGGCGAAGATACCAAAAGCAATCGCGATGTTTTTAATTTATGGAGAGCAGAATTATGAGCGAAACACTAGTAACTAACTACGACGAGGTGCAGGAGCTGAAGGGACAGCTTGCTGAACTGCGCCAGATGCTCGCCGAGTTGCACGATGTAAATGCCGAGCTGCACAAGGAGATCGCCGAACTAGAACGTCCTCACTTATCAACAACTGAGAACAAATGATTAACAAAAATGACCTAAATCTGGGACAAAAAAGCATCCAAATTTGTTTCAAAACTAGCCAGTCAACTACCCAAATTTGTCACAAATTACCCCTTCAACTTGTGACAAACACCAACTAACCAACGTCACTAAATGACCTTTAGTGACAATAGTAAACCCAAAATAATTAACAAAAATGAACTGCGAATGTGGAGGTAAGTTAATTTTTGAGCATCAAAACGATGGGCAGTTTATGGGAGGCTATGTTTACTCCTACAAATGCGACAAGTGCCAGATGCTACATTTTTTTCAAACTA